GTTTGCGCCGTGGCGATATTGCAGAAGTGATTCTTGCAACCAACCCAACGGTGGAAGGCGAAGCAACAGCCCACTATATTGCTGAGTTATGTAGCGCTCATGAAGTGAACGCTAGCCGAATCGCTCACGGTGTTCCCGTTGGTGGCGAGTTAGAGCTGGTGGATGGCACCACGCTGTCTCACTCACTATTGGGTCGACACAAAATCTAATCTAAGCCGCTTGCTCTCTTATCTAGAAAGTCAGCGGCTTTTTTGTTCATGAGCTAACAATTTTATTGAGACAGAGGCTATGTGATGGCTTCGAGTTCAGTGATATTGTCGAGCGCTTCTTGGTTTGTTTTACCACAAATGATTGGGCACGCCTTAAATTGGTGACACACTTTTGGGCGTTCCGGTTGTCCGAATAGTTTGCATAGATTCTGTTCATTGAGCTGAATACAGCGAACGCCAGCAGGCTTGCCATTTGGCATACCAGGAATAGCAGATGTAATACTTGGTGCAATACAGCAGGCACCACAACCTAGACGACATTCCATCAATTTATACTCAGTCAAAACAGGGTGCGCGATAGTAGCAAAAATTATCGCTTGTGGCAGCTTTTGTCTGTGATTAATCCCTGAACACTTTTTATCCTTGAACTTTTTGTGGGCTAGCGGTATAACACGCACCCCAGTAAAAGAGTAAGAAGTCCTATTATGACCAGTCCATTTTGGCAAGAAAAATCACTAGAACAGATGACCGAGCAAGAGTGGGAATCGCTTTGTGATGGTTGCGGCAAATGTTGCCTGCACAAACTAATGGATGAAGATAGCGACGAAGTGTACTACACCAACGTGGCATGTAGCTGGTTAAACAATAAGACGTGTTCTTGTAAAGATTACCCAAATCGTTTTAGCTCAGGTGAAGAGTGTTTGAAGTTAACTCGTGACAAGATTGATGAGTTTCACTGGCTTCCTGACACATGTGCTTATCGCCTATTGTCAGAAGAGAAGCCACTGCCAGAATGGCACCCACTGATCACTGGCTCTAAATCTGCAATGCACGCTGCGGGTGAAAGTGTACGTAATAAAGTAGTGTATGAGATTGATGTTGTTGATTGGGAAGACCACATTTTAAATCACCCTAATAGGAACTAGGCCAAACAAGGCGTGACTGGTCTTTATCAAAGGGTTGTTAGTCAATAATCATCAGTGTTTATCTATATTCTGAAAATTTGTGGACACAATGTGGACATTTTGTGTGGACGTTTCTGTGATAGATAAAAGTGTTTACCCCATCAGTTGTTGGGGTAATCTTCGATGAAACGATGTATCTGAGTAGCTGTATTCAGAAATGCAATACACTCTTCGTAGCTGTGGTTTTGACTTTCATGCACTATTTTATTTCTCGATATACGGAAACTATCTAGTGATTGATAGAGTTCTCGATTCAACAGCCTTTTCAGTGAACGTATCACATCTACAATTGTAGGTTCTTGTTTATGCCGGCGATTAAATTTCACTTTGATACCATGCTTTCTGACGAACTCAAACAATCGTACCTCTACTGAAAGAAATGCCTCAATAATTGCTGCGTTGTGATGCTTGAGCTCCGATGCTAACTCATATGCTCGATTCATCGTTTGCATCCAAGGATAAAATGAGTCGCTAGTTAGGTAATGTGCAATCTCCCCTGTCACTTTGTTGCGGTCAAACCCATCAATTTCCTCATCCAATAGGTTGCGGCCCTGCATTGAGATGAAATGGGTTGGTTTCGGTTCCCAATTGTCAAATAAGCCTTGGATTCTCTTTTGGGCTGTTGGTTCTGCCTTTTCGTCATCTTGATAGTTCTTGTAAGCTCCAACGAGGTATGGTTTGAAACCATAGATAAATTCAGTCTCTTTAACATTCATGTCTTTGCTTGCGTATCTATAGACTTTTATGAAATGGTTTAGAGCTTTAATTGCAAGTTTCTCCATGCCTAACTCTAAGCAGTTAGCTTCAAAAGCCACTCGGACAAATGTCATAGAATCGCTGTAACTAAAGTTAGATACCCCATTCTCAGTTGACATTAGCAGGCTCACATCTAACGAGTTATCTTCTAAACGTCGATAATTACATGTTTGATTTTTTAGTGCAGTTATAGGCTTGTTGAAGGTATACCCCTGAGGTTGCTTAATAATCTCATTGGGGAAAGAAGCTGTCGCAATAGAAGATTGATGTCCGGCAATCCCTACACAAAAAGTCATACCATCCAATTCGAAAAATGCTTCTCCTGGCAATACTCTAATCTGGCCGGGAAAGAAAATGTTGAAGAGTACACATCCATTCATATAAAAACCTATCCTTTTAAATAGAGCTATAGCTGAGTTGGCGATAGCAAAAGAGTGTTATTCACTTACAAGTTCACTAACGGGTTCTTTGTGACCACATCTTCTAGGTGATCTGGGGCGAGGTGCGCGTATCGCATGGTCTGCTTAATATCACTATGACCAAGGATGCGTTGAAGGGCGATGATGTTGCCACCGTTCATCATGTAGTAAGACGCGAAAGTATGGCGCAGAACGTGGGCCGCTTGCTGCTTTAGTCGTGGAACGTTTCTCACAATGAATCGGTAAACGGTCGAATAGCCAATGCTAAACAATGGGCCAGAACCTTCCTTGTAAATCTCTTCGTAAAGTTCGGGGCTGATCGGTACCGAGCGATTCTTTTTACCTTTCGTTTGAGTGAACGTGACTTTGTATTTTGTGATTTGAGCGCCCGTTAGTCGGGATGCTTCACGAAAGCGACCACCTGTAGCCAAACAAAGTTTAATAATCTTATGCATGTCATCATGGAATTCGTGTGCTTCTGCCTTTGTGATAAGGTTCTGCATTTCCTCAATGGTGAGAAATTCCATTTCAGGTTCATGAAGTTTGAATTGACGGACAGCTTTTAAAGGGTTTTCGCCTTTCCATTCTCCCATGCGCTGCAGCTCTACAATCACAGCATTCAGCAGATCTTGTTCGTTGTTGCAAGTACGAAAAGACACTTCAACCTTTCGGCCATTCAAATCAGCCACTTCACCTGCAAGGCGGCGAGTGCGGTATTCAGTAAACATCGTTGCCGTGAGCTTATGATAAAGCGGGTCGCCTAACGCCAAGCCCATAACCTTCAACTTATTGTAAGTGTATTTGGAATGGGCAAGTGATTGGCCGTGGCGTTCTTGCCATAAGTCGATCATATCCAACAGGCTACGAGTTTGGCTTTTCTCACCTAACCATGGTTTGTCGTCGGTTTCTTTTAAAACAAACTTCTCATAGGCAAGTGCTTCACCTTTAGTCGCAAAGCGTTTTCTTACACGTTTACCATTACGGCCATTTGGACGGACATCGCACATCCATGGTTTCTTGTTGCCGTCGTCTAACTTTCGAACTGTCATTTTGAGTCGGCATTACAGATTGAGTGGCAAAATACCGTTGTAAATTACTTCATCCGGTGTGCTGCTAGACAGGCTATCCATACCTTTAGGTGTTGCCACTGTAATTTCAACGCTAGTAAAACCAGATAGCTTTAGTTCTGAAGCTTTTATTTCTTTTGGAGTTGAATTACCAACAGAGAAATAATCAAAGAGCCTTGTGTCATAACAGGTAGAATCCGTGCTGTTTGGATACATTATTTCAAATTGGTTTGCGTAGCTGTCCCTATTGAAATGGGCGCCATTAGTATCGGTGAAATTTAGTGAAAAAAGAGTGCCTTTTTTGAAGGGTCTATCAAAACAGATCTCTATCTGTTCATCATTCAATTGTTTGGTGCTAGTTACTTTGGCAGGGTCAGAACACCCTCCTAGCCCTAAGAGAACTGATAATCCCAATAAATTGAACAAGCCAATCTTTAAATTTTTCTTGTGAACGATATTCATACCTTCTCCTAGCCAACTGCTTTTATTCTTTAGTCATGCTCATTGTTACTCGACCAAGCACATTTATATCTTCTTCTGTTGCTTCAATAGTCGAGTTCCCAAAGCTTATTGCGAGTTTCTTACCAGGTAATCTTTGAACTTGGTTTATAGAGTGAGCCCCGTCTATTTCTATCAGGTAACGACCAGAAGTGGCGTGGGTTTCTTCTGAGTTAATAAAGCATCGTTGACCATCGTGCTCGACGATAATGGTTTTGCTTGCTTTCAACCCATAGCCATCAAGAGTAAGTGAGTCGATTGAAAGAGAGCCTCTTTCTTCAAGCTTCCCATTGAGAATGATGTTAATTGAAATGGAGTCGGCTGGGGATTGCTCGTCATCGAATGGTTTACCTTCACCAAGGGCAAGGTACCTAACTGAAGCCCCAGATTTTAGGTGCTCCCTCACAATCAATTCAAATCCTGTCCGATCATGGTGATGCCAAGTCGAAAACGTAGAACTAGGTACGCCATAGTAGTCACTCATAAGCTCATAAGTCTTACAACCAGTCACTTCTTTTAGCTTTTCGGTAAATTCCCGCCCCTTCAAGTACTCAAATGGAGGAACTTTTGCTTTTAATCTACTCATATAGCAAACCTGCTTTTACTTAAATGACAAACAATCCTAAAAATACCTTCATATGGGATCTAAAGCTGGCTTTTAAATTTAAATCTTGCAAATGAAAGAATTTGATCGTAAGTTTATCTCATACAAGATGATGGCTAACCAATCTCACTCAATCGCCATCAAATACACTCAAACAAGTAGGATACCACTTATGGCAACTATTCAAATAGCGGTAGACGCACCTTTTTGTACTAAAAAAGAGTTTATCCGTCGCACTGGCTGGTCTTCATCTTCCTTAGACCGCGCTATCACTGCAGGTGAAATCCCAGTTCTAGAGAAGAAAGGCAGAAGCGGCAGCGTTCTTATCAACCTGGTCAAGCTCTACCAACGTGCAGCGGAGCAACAAGTATGAGCCCCGCTATCCCACCTAAAACCAAACTCACTCAGCAAAATGCAATGAGTGAGTCTTGGGAAGAAAACTACCCAAACAAATGTCCGCTTTGGCTGAATATCATCGGCTGGTCATTCGTTTTCGTTCCTTTCTTCTTTAAATGAGTATTGGTTATGGACGCAAATAACTCAATGTGTGTATTACGCGAACGCAAACAACAAACTTTTGATGCGGCTTGTTGTGATTTTGTCGTCAATCACGATGTTGAAGCGATAGCCCGTAAGTTAGAGCTAAGTGGCACGATGCTTCGCAACAAGCTGAATCCAAATCAACCGCATGTTCTTAAGCCGGTTGAGTTGGCGTTAATCAGCCGCGTTTCTGGTGACTACTCAATCGTAAACACGTTATTTGCCAATGATGGTGTTGTAACCATTCCACTTCCAAAAGATGAAGACGAACTCAACTTGCTTGAAAGGGTTCTTCAGCTAAACGCACACTCTGGTGAGCTTTCTAGCGATGCGTTAGCCATGTGCACCGCAGAGCGTTTACCGCGATCTACTAAACGCAAAACCTTAGCCAAGGCACAAGCCGCTTTGGGCAATCTGGTTTTGCTTATCAATGACCTTGAACACCGCACCACAGGCCTGCAGCCACTAATGCAATTTGGCACAGATTTTCTGGCTAATGGTGCACCTATTCCAGGCTTAGCCTAAACAGCTTGAGCCCGATTAAGAGGATATGAACACCATGAGTCAGTTAGCCAGACAACAAGAAACGCAGCCCCAAGTACCGAGCGCAGCAGATAGCATTGCCGCGTGTAAGTCGCTTTTCGATAAAAGTGCAAAGCGTAGAAAGCTACGCGATATGTATAACGAAATGAATGATCGTAGCCGTGGCTTAATCCTGATTGCAGGTGGTATGCCGCCAAAAGATTACAGCCGCGAGTTTGACTCATTCGATGACCTTGAGTTGCAAAAAGTCCGTTCTGGAATGCAGCTACTTAAAGAGATGGTGATGAAGTTTGACCGCAAGGTGGGTGATGTTCGCCGTCTAAAACATTCCGATATCAGCAAAGTTAATTAACAGCCTAGCCAGCCATTTGCCCCTGTAACAGGGGGCTTTTTTTCGTCTTAGCGTAGGAGCATAGAAGATGAACGAAAACAAATCTGAACTTGAGCAAGCAAAAGAACTTCATCAAGAAGCCATGGAGTTCTTAACCAAAGCTCGACAAATTCACGACAGCACATTGAGCCATCAACGTAAATTAGCATTTGCGTTGAGCTCTGTTCTGCCAAAGAACGTCGGCATTATTGAGCATGATGATTTACCTCCAGAAGTATTAGCTAATAAGAGTCGCCAACTAGTAGATGTAATTGCCAATCGTGATCTTATGGATGTGATTAATACCATCATGAATATGGCAATCACCAACAAAGACTTAATTCATACCTCTGTCGACTACGCAGCTTCTGTAGATTGTGTTTGTGTTCGCGCAAGCTCATTGAAGCCAGAAGGCGGCTTAACAGTTAATGAAAATATTTTCTTGCAGAGCGATAACGCTCTAGCAGAGCTGTTGGCAATTGAAGACAAACTCATAGACCTAATTGCTGATGCGCATGAAGCCTCTGAATCTATCGCGGAGGTGGAAGCATGAGTAATATCTACGTCCACCTATTCAATACATCATTTGAACAAATTGCTGCACGTTTTGAAAAAAGCAGCACCGCACAGCAGGAAGAGATTGTTATCCAGTTAGATGCGATTGCTAAAAAGCTGACACCTGTTCAAACCCATCGCCCACTAGAAGAAGTCTTAGCTGACATCAAAGAAGCCATGCAAGGTGATCGTGCTCGTGTCTTCTTCGCTCATACCTATGTGAGCTGGTATCGCTCTTATCAAAACGAGAATGCTAAACCACAGCTACACCATTGGTCGCAGCTAGACATGAAAAATCGCAGCTTGTTTATTGAAATGCTTGCTCTGCGTGATCTTGGCCGCTTCGATGATGAGGCGCTTTATCAATTTGAACAGTACTGCTTGTCAGTTATTGAGGGGTAAGGCATGAGCACTATCACCGTATTTCGCAAAGATTTAGAGCATGGCCTTCGTGGTGAAGGCTTTACCACTCGCAAAATTGAACAGTTCATTCGTGTGTTCAAAGGCGTTGATTCAAGCCAGGGCGCAATGCTTCAGCTTGATTCTACTCGCGCTATGTTGGTCAACGTGAATGGTACTGAGCAAGGGTTATGTCTTGAAGACTTTATTACTGCTTGGTGGGTTTTCTGGGTTGTTGTATTCAACCAATCAACTGATAACGCAATGCATCATCAAGCCTTAGGCGCAATTCGCGCACTTTTCTTTGTTTCTGCTTGCACTAAAAGCACTAGCCAAAACGCAACCATGCAAATGTGGTGGAGAGACTGTGAGCCGCTACATGGCTACCCAACAGTGGAGGCGGGTTAAATGCAATACGCAGCAGTAATGCTTTGCTCTGGTGGCGGTGTTATCCGCCATGAAGAAACACAAGAAGTCGCCAATGTTTTGGTTGGCGACTTTGAATCAATGGAAGTGGCAATTGAACAAGCTTGCCAAGACCTAAGTTGCACTCACCTACACAAAGGGGTGATCAGCAAGGGAAAGGGGAAAGGTGGTTTTATGTTGGTTACAACTCAAGAACTGGAGGAAGTATGAGTAAGCACATTCACTCACTACATCTTGGTGAAGACCAAATCCGTATTTATGAAGGTCGCACGTTGACACATGAAAAATGCGCTGTGGTTTCTTTCCAAGGTAAAGACGGTTGGGGCGTCACAATGAACATTTTTCCTGAGCATGTAGACACGTTCCTCAATACGCCATCAATGCAAACAAGCTTCTTAGCATTTGCTAAAGAAAAGTTAGGAGTAGCAGCATGAATAATGAATCATTAATTGAAGCTATAAAAGCAGCTCCAAAGAGAAGTAACGAGATAAAAGTTAGGGCAAGTAAGGTGATTGAAGAACACTGGGGTCAACATGAAGTCTCCCCAGTGTTGAGAAATACAATCGAAATGGCTGTATGCAAGGCAGAAGAAGGAGGAAATAAAGAAGCTATTTATGCAGATCTTGAGCTCTTTCTTTCAAAGCAAAAACAGAATCAAAACCTTTCACAGGGCCAGAGTCTTTGAGTAAATCAACCAGTCCAAAATCATGCAGTACGTTGGAGAGCTTAACTACTTGGTCTAAGCCTCCAACAGTAAGGGTTCGATATTCAGTTCTGCCATTTTTACCAAGGATGGCAGCGCGATATTCAACTCCGACAATCTCAGATTCGTTGTTTTTCAACCAGTCCGCGATTTGGTTGTCATTGGGTAATTTGTTTTCGGGATCTATTAACTTGGCTTTCACAACTCTGACTCCTAAGAAACTAGAGAGTTGAGACTAACACAATGAAATCATTAAGCTACTATCAGCCAGTAACCCCACTAAAATTCAAATGGGCAGCCCCTTTAACTGAGGTTGAAGTGGGCTGCTTTGCTGCGCGTCGATACAACGAAATTGTTGAGCCTGATGATCTTGGTGTTCTGGAACGAAAGCTATTTGAAGCGAACCCAGAAGACTTTGAGTGGGCACAAGAAAGAATTAAAGACCTACCGGATTACCTAACCAAGTACTTCGTGACTCGTTACATTTCAGTTTTCGAAAAGAAAAGCAGAAGAGAAGCGAACATCTTTTTGCGTGAGCGCATGGGGCCAGCTGCAGAGCGTGCGGCTATGGTTTTACGCAAATACAAAAAACTACCTACAACCCAAAAGGTTTCTTTGCTTAGTGAAGAGTTTAGCAACACTGAGCAAAGCAACTTTGCACAAAAAGAGCAAATGCGCTTTGACTTCGAAAAGGTAGAACGCAACCGCAAGCCAGTAAAAAGTCGATTACTTGCAGAGCTTGAGCCATCTGAAATCAAAGAGATGGCTTTTAAGATTTCTGTCATCGTTGATCGCTTTACTCGATTAGAAAGCGACAAGTATCACGCGAAGACAGAGCTTGGTACTACTATGGCGGTGGTGTTCACCTATGAACAAGTTGCTAAGTTCGTGACCGATACTTTTGGTGTTAAGCCTCCTCGCAAGTACAAAGACCAATCCGAACTCTCTGCCCTACAAGACATCTCAAGGCTGATCAGCGAGAAGTGGTGGTGTGACCGCTTAAAGAAGATTCGCAAAATCATGCGTGAGCATCTTGCCATTGCAATGGGACAAGTATCTTCTAAGGCTTCACCGTATGCGTCTTGGGATTGTGTTCGTGAACACCAAGAACAGCAAACGGCCAACTATGAATACATCAAACAGTGTCAGCTATTAGATGAAGAAACAGGTGAAGAAGCTGATTTGTGGGATATGGTCAAAAAGAGTGTGGCTAACCCTGCGATTCGTCGCCATGAATTAATGGTGCGCTGCCGAGGCTGTGAGGACATTGGCAATGAGCTTGGTTTACAAGGTTTGTTCTTAACGTTGACCACGCCAGCTAAATATCACAACTCATACAAGAAAGGGGGTTTCATTGGTCACTGGAACGGCGCAAGCCCACGTGATGCGCAAACGTACCTAAACAATGTATGGCAACGAATCCGAGCCAAGTTAGGTCGTAAGGAAATCCGTTGGTTTGGGGTTCGCGTTGCAGAGCCGCATCATGATGGCACACCACATTGGCATTTGCTTATCTGGGTTAAGCCAGAGGACAAAGAGGCAGTTACAGAAATATTTGTCGATTACGCAACGAAAGAAGACAAACACGAGCTCTTTGATAAACAAGGTAAGTTTGATCACTCGGCTCGTTGTGATGTAGGTGAAATTGACCCAGAGAAAGGCACCGCAACAGGCTACATCGCTAAATACATTTCCAAAAACATCGACGGTTTCGCGATGGACGATGAAGTGTCCGATGAAACTGGCAAGTCAGTTAAAGACATGGCGAAGAATGTGAGTGCTTGGAAAAGCCGTTGGAACATTCGTCAATTTCAGTTCTTTGGTGGTGCACCAGTCACGACTTACCGTGAATTACGTCGCTTTGCTAACCAGAACAAAAAAGCGTTTATGGAATACCTCTTCATGCAAGAGAGAGCTGATTTACTTTCTATGTACGTTAAGTTGCAAAGTGACTTAATTGGTCCCGTTAAGCCTAGCAATCTGATCACCAATGAAGAACTAGTAAAAGTGATTGGGGATAGCTTCCAAGCAAGATTAAACACCGAAGACGCGAGCATCACAGACACTTTAAAAGCTGCTGACCATGGTAACTGGCAAGGTTACATCATGGGGCAAGGTGGTCCATTCGTTAAGCGCGAAGATTTGCTGATCGTGAACTCTTATGAGGTTTTGCCGTTTGCTTCACCACATGGGGAAGATGTTCGAAAAATCGAAGGTTTCGCGACACCAGAAGAAACCATCAAAACACGCACTAAGGTTTGGACGATTCAGAAGAAGTCCAAGGTTAACGATGATGTTGAAGCGGGGGCTCTTGCTCTTTCTGGAGCCTCTGGCTCCTCTCGGAGTTCTGTCAATAACTGTACGGAGCCCGAGAAAGTACAGGTCTGCGATCAGCTAACCAGGTTATTAGCTCCAAATGAAATATTGGCGAATAGCCCACCAAATATTGATGAGTTTGCCTTAACTGCATTGCTAAAAGGCAGTTCACTAAAAGTAGATAACGAGACAAGTCTTAAAATCCGCCCTGCGGAGGTAGACGAACACGGCAATAAACGGCCTGCACAGCTTGTCGAAGTCAGCCGTGCACCTGCAGAAGATCTGAAATGGATGGATTTTGAGGGTTGGGACCAACTATTTACCCAACCTGAGCAAGCAAAAGATGAATACCAACAACCAGACCTTTCGTTCTTCCCAGAAATCGAAGATGACTGGCCGCTGGCGTGAGCTATTTGTCTAGGGATGTTACTAGGCCGTCACATTTATCTTTAAGACGAGTTGCGGCGTTAGCGATATCTTCAGCGTGTTCTTTAGTAACAGTAGCCTCAAGTTTGTAGTCAGCAACCACACGCTTGTCTTTGTATTGAGCTAGAACCATAGCTAACGCTTTGAGAGACATATGATTGTGGCGTTCACTGTGTCTCACATCACGTGACTGTAAGTATGAGATAAGCGATGCATGTACCCCTTGACCAATAACACTTGGTGGGGCGTTATCAAGTATGGATAGAACCGAATGGTACATTCCATAATAGCCTTTACTTACAACGTTGCGGTACTCGGCCTCATTTGAAGCCGAGTTTAGTAGAGAATGCGTATGAGCTATCAGTTCGTCAGTTGTTACTGGCATTAGACCGCACCTCCTGCAACAAGCTGTGGCTTTGAGCTTTCAATGTCAAAGCGAGCCACAATATTACAATCATCTAACCCGCGCTCGACTAGTGCTGAGCTAAGTTCCCAGTTTAGGTCGAAAGCTTCATCAACAGAGCATTGTACTTCGAATACAACACTTAAATGATGTGATTCAGGGAGAATGTAGGCCTTTGAATCGACAGGAACAGCAACATCTAGCTTTTCAACAACTTCTGATGCAATCATCGACACATCAAGAAGCTCTTGAGCTGTAATGCCGAAGTACTCGTGAGCAATTGCGAGATTTTGTTGCTTTATCGCAAGGTTGCGCGACTCAGGCTCTAGGTAATCACTTTCAGAAAGGTATGAAAGTAACTTCTCTGTCAATTGATAATCATTGTAAAAGCGACTTGCAACGACCATGTTTTCAATAATGACCTCTGGGAAGAGTTCAAAATCGCATTGAGACATTAGGTCGTATAGAGACTTGGCAGCACCCACATAATTCATGGCCCAGATCGCATTGGCATAGGATGCGAGTTCGCCCGGCTCTGATAGACGCAATGCTTCTTGAGCATGGACAAGAGTAAGCTTTTGATGACGCAAAGAGGTATATAGCAGAGTTAGGACCAAATGCGTATGTGCCGCATCAGGTAACTTTTCTGCTTCTCTCTTGTAGTAAGCTTGCTCGAATTCACTCAACACAGTGTCAGAAGCGATAGCTTCCATTAGTGAGTCAAGTAATTCGTTAGTCTTAGTTGCGTGTGCTGCTTGCAATTTATACCCTTAGATATCTGCGTAGAAAAATGTGAGCTACATTTTCTTATGTCACTTTATGACGTGGGATAGGAGTACAAAAAATAATATACACTATTTTTTAGAAGCCGGACTATACCTCAGTTGAAAACTTCAAACAATCTTCACATTGTCAAATCTTAATCAATATACATCAATATTAATCAATACCCGTCATTGACTAGTATAGATCACATCGGCTAACCTACTAGAGCACTGGCAAAATCCAGTGCCGGGATTGAGACCCCGCTTTAATTTCCAAGGCGCATAGACGCCAGCTTTTTGCTGGTTTTTTTTTATGCGTAGCTTTAGCACACCTGAGATTTGCTTGTTTGTACGATAGTTAGTCAAACAGTGACAAATATTTCAACGGGCTCAAAATTGAGCTGGTTGATTTTAGAATTATGGTGGGCTGGGCGAGGCAGCTTTTTGCTGGCCGTATCCTTGGAAGCGGTAGTCTCAACCTTGTTCAGTTCACCACCCATAGATTGAGACCTTTGAGTGGTGATTTACAAAATCATTCCAAGGAGGTCACCATGACCAATCAAATCACTGTAACTTTAGGTTCTTCTGATCTTGTCTTTGAACATTCAGGTGAACTTGTCACCACATCTAAGCTAGTTTCTCAGGCTTTTGGTAAGCAGCACAAAGATGTTTTGCGTAAGATAGAAGCTTTAGATTGCTCTAAAGAATTCACTGAGCGCAATTTTACGCTCAGTGATTATCGAGACGGCTCTGGTCGTAAACTTCCGCTTTGGGAAATGACCAAAGACGGGTTTATGTTCTTGGTGATGGGTTTCACAGGCAAGAAAGCTGCAGCAATCAAAGAAGCCTACATCAACGCCTTTAATCAAATGGCTAACCAACTTCGTTCAAACCTTCCAACACTTCCGCCGTTCGCTGGCAATCAACTCCCAAACCACACCTACCCAAACTTTTACGACTCTGGATGGATACCGGCTCACTATCAGCGTTGCCAATCTGAAACCCATTGGACATATCACATCAAATTCAATGTAAGACCTAAAGGTGGCAAGTTTGCCGCGACTTTTGAATTAGGTATCGGTGGCAAGGGCAATACAGCACCTAACTTTTCATCAAGTGGCTCGCAATTCGTCGACAGTAACTTTTATTTGGAATATCGCGATTTGAATGAGTTGTGGGAGTACATTGCTAAAGTACTAGCCAAGTACGGGGCAAGATGTCCTTTCTGATTTGATGTTTGTCACATTAATGAAAAGTGACTTTCGGTGTACGGTTTGAACACTAGTGGGTTCAAAAAAGTATGCTTTAAAAATCAGAGCATTATAGGTCGTTGGTGTGGCTGGTTTTTCTTTTGTCCATGTGTGTATTTGCGCGTATATCGCACATCAGCACACATGGCAAGACCTTACCCTCATATATGCCTATTGACAGTGTTCCATCAAATCGCAACTATAAATACACCCTCCTTCTCAAACCTCTTAACTTCAATTTTACTAAGCACAGATCCATTTTTTTAAGCCTGACTTCGTAGCACGAAAAAAACGCTGATCGTATCTATCGTCAAATTGGATTCTATTTCAGTTTGATATTTTGGCTTCTAAACCAACTGACTCAACCCAGTAAATACGGGCGACTTTGGAAATTTTAAAGCCGTGATAGTTTGGTAAATGTATGAATAAAAATGAGCCGATACGAAAGGTATTGGCTATTTGGTCGAACACTAAAACTTAAGGAAAATGGCATATGAGTGAAGCAGGTCTAAGAATACAACTAGAAACCTGTATGGATATACAGTATATTTTCAGTGTCACTGGTAAGGGTATTGATATGTCTAAAGAAAAGCAGCTATTCCAATCAGCTTTGGATGTAATTATTGATGGTGTGGCCGTCAGTTCTGAAGGAGAGGGAAGAGAGGAGGCGGGGAGAATGTTACTTGAGGGTATATTGCCCAAGTTTACTCATCTTTTGGATGATGAAAAAATAAAAGCCATCCAGTCTATTATTGGGATGGCTGATGAAGCGGATAGTCCTAACTTTAAATTATAGAATAGAAAGCTGCTGCTTTAATTCTTCTCTATGTTCTGGTGCTAAAGCATTGATCATATTAAAGGCTAACTGTGAAGTGGTTTTAGCACTAGGGCTAAGAGAATGACTAAAAGACAAGTTCATCACAAATGAGTGACCACATTCAGGGTCACTGCAAGAGCAATATAAATCTGCGTACTTAGCACTTATTCTGTTTGATTTCTGGATGCGGCTTTTTTCACCGCATTCTGGGCAAAACACTCTCATAACAATGACCTAGCTGAACTGACTGACAGTTCAATATTAAGTCATAAACTGTATTTATGTACAGTTTTATGCAGTTGTTCCCGTATCGGTATCAAACTTTAAATGGAGCCGTTTGGGGATCTCTGGGTCACTGTTCACTTCATCCATAATCAGTTCACAAACTGGAATGATTTCATCTTTGGCATATTCACTGCCAATCTTAATCGGGTCGCCTAAACTGGTGGTACCTTGAGGGATGATCCCTGCTTTACCTACTGGGAAGCGATGGCCCACTAGAATATCTTGGGCGGTAATATTCTTAATTCGCTCAAATTCGTCCTTAGTGGCAATGTCGCCCACGGGGATTAGCTGAATCCCTTTCTCTTTGCCGTTTGGAATGTTCACAAACATGCTGCGGAAATTACCTACGCCTTTGGAGCTGGCAATGGTTTCCTTCATCTTCTTTTCGTCTTCTTCACTTAGGTTCGGGTCAGAAGCGTAGAAAATGAACCCCATATGAGCCCCGTTCTTGTAGTAACGGCGACGAAATAGAGTGGCATCTTTATTTAGTAAGCTGCTCTGAATACTGCCTAAGTAATCGGGTAACCCATAAACTTGTTGCTGCGGGTCGTACTGAGGCAAGAAGATCACATCTTCTTTGCGGTATTCTCGTTGCTGGTTGTCCCGCTCTAAAATGACAATGTTGCCATTTTTGCGCCTACGTAAATACATGCCAGGTAACGGGTGCAAACGTACTACACGTTTAAAGCCATCACGGATTTTTAAGAAAGCGGCATCACCAAAGGTGAAGTAATCGCGGCAAAAGGCTTGAATGTGTCTGCGGCGAGTCGAACCACCTTGTTGAAATCGTCCTGCGACATAGTTGGCCCGAGCAATCAGCAAAGAGCCGTGATATGCGTTGGCTCTGGCTATGTCGGCTAATCCAGCGCGTGAAATTGGCGGTTCCCAATAATTGTCGGAATCGTTGTAAAACAAATCTGAGTAGGAAGTCATCCAACTATTAGAGTCGATGGCTTCGGGAGTGGAGTCGATGTGATAGACCGACTCGGGTGTTTGTTCTTCTTGTTTGACTAAAGTTTCTGTTTGCTCGGTCATGCTGCGGTTGCCCAAGTTGATTTAGTTGGTGTTGAGTGGTCTAACGGCTCATTAGCGACGGCGTGAGAGATAGCCCAGAATGCATCGGCGTGGCCTGTGGTTTGGCTGCGCTCTGCTTTGAATGTCATGGCGTTACCACTGGCCGTTGGTACTCGCTTAATCGCCATAAACGCCATAGCAATGTCTTTGTGTTCGGCATCAAATTGAAGTCGGTTGGCTTCTACAACGTCGATCATCTTCATCACTAGGCGGTTTTTTTGTTCGTTGCTGTAGTGGATTGCGTGAGTCTCACGCGGGTATTTCTTCGAAATCAAATCCCAAACACCACCGCCAATGCCCGTGGTATCTACTCCGATGTAAGTCACCTTGTAGCGCTTAAAGACTTTTTCGATTTCCGAAACGTGATATTGGAAGTTGAGCCCTTTCCAATAGTGCTTTTCTAGTACTCGGAACCGTTCACCCGCGACGACAGGCGGAGCCACAACCACCAAGCAGGCGTTATCTCGGGTTCGGCTTGGGTCGTAACCCAACCAAACTTCTCGATGGGCAAAAGGTCGTTTGTTGTTTGGCTTGAAGTCTTGCCAGTGGGCGGCATCTACCATGCCTTTTTCAAGGTCTGAAAACTTGAAGACAGAAAGCGAACCATCAACAAACACACACATAAACAGGTTGTTGAAGTCGTCTTGGCTGTATTCTTCTCGAAGTTCGTCAATGTCAAATAGGTCACAACCACCATTCGCGGCATCTTCAATGGTGACAACATAACGCCACTGTTTATCGTCGCAGAGTCGGCCGCCGTCGCGATATTCTTCAAAGGTAGGGAATTCAATCTTTGCACGAGACTCTTTGCCTTTGCGCCACTGGTCGCCTGTCCAAAATGGGTAAGCCTGGTGCATCTTCGATGATGGGGTGGAAAAGTAAGTTTTGCGCCACTTCTTATGCGTAGCCATTGCCGAAGCAAGTTTGTTCAGCTCGTCAAACTTAGGTATCCAGAAATATTCATCGACATAAACATGGCCGTGGTAACTCTGTGCTGTTTTGCTGTTAGTTGATAGGAATCGTAGTTCTGCGCCGTTAGAAAGAATGATCGGGTTGCCGGTTAACTCGATGTCTAAAAACTCTTTACCAATGGCAATAATGTAGCTGCGGAAAACTTCTGCTTGAGCGCGAGAAGCAGAAAGAAATATTTGGTTATCGCCCGTTAGAATTGCATCTTCTAACGCTTCACCACTGAAATAGTAAGTCGCACCGATTTGGCGTGATTTAAGAATGTTGCGAATACGCTGCTTAATATTGTTACGCATGACATGCTGATATTCGAACAGCGATTCATGCCAGCGTTTAAAGTCTTCTTCGGCTAAGTGCTCAATGCTGTTTTTCTTACGGCTCTTTTTGCGATTGCTGTTACCACCACGGCTTTGGTTGGCTGGTTCAGAATCATTTGCCTTCGAGCTGCCTTGCGAGAGCATGCGTTGAGCTTTGGCTTTTGCATCGGCATTCGCTTTTAGCAACTTAACGTGATGGTCTATGAGTTTATCCATCTCTTTAAGCTGCTGATCGGTTTTCTCGTCCTTATCAATTAACACGGCCAAACGGCGGTTAATCATTTCCTCTACAGAAAGTTCGTTCAACAACAAAGCCCAGCCGAATTTCTCCGCCCAGGTATAAATGATGCGGTCACTATTTAGGTTAAGTTGCGCCGCTATTTCCTTTGGAGGTAATCCGCGTAAATAAAGCTTTTTCGCGGCCTCTTTTATTTCGTCTGAATATGCCATAGCTGCATCATACGCCCCGAAAACTCTCAAATGGCTAAGTGAAATTCGGATGAATTCGGATTTAGCCAAAATCCGAATTTCTAGGAATTGAAGTGGCTGAAAGCAGTCATTCAAAGGCGTATTGTTTGCGTAAATCGAGATGTAAATAACAAACTTTTGAGTATGTGAGTATGTAAATGCCAAAGATTAGTGACTGGAAAATCATAGCGACAGAAGGGCCAACCGTAGACGGACGTAAAATCACCCGTGAATGGTTAACTCAAATGGCGGAGAATTATTCGATTGAAGAATACCCAGCATTGATTTGGCCAGAGCATCGTCGTTTTTATGGTTTCGGTGAAAACTGGGGCAAGGTAGTTGAGCTTAAAGCGGAAGAGAAAGACGGCAAAATGCGTCTGTTCGCAAAGCTTGAGCCTAACGACTACATGCTTGAAGCCAACCGCAAAAAGCAAAAGCTATTCACATCCATTGAGCCAAACCCCGATTACAAGGGCGAAGGGCGTTGTTATTTAATGGGCCTAGCTGCGACTGACTCCCCAGCCTCCACAGGTACATCGCTCCTTCAATTCTCTCGTAAGCAAGGTGAAACCACCGAGCTTGAATGCAGTGCTCTTGAAGAAATCGACTTCTCAGCCTGTTTCACCAAGAAAGACCGCTTTTTTGCGGCATTCAATGAATTTTTCTCTTCTGGCGATGAAGTGCCAGAAACTCCATCAATAGACGAGGATACCCAAGTGACTGAAGAGCAACTTAAAGCAGCACTGAAAGAGCAGTTTTCCGCATTCAAAGGTGAGTTCAAAAAAGAACTGGCCGAAGAGTTCAACCTCAATGCAGAAACTCCAGAAGAACCAGTAGAAGAACAAGATCAAAGCCAAGCGATCGAACAGTTCTCTGCCACTCTGGATAAAAAACTCAATCCGCTTCTTGATAAAGTGGATGGTCTCGAAACCCAGTTCAACAAACTTTCACAGGAAGTACCTGACCAAGAGCCAAAGGGCGAAGGTGCTGATGACAAATTCTCAACCACGGAGATGTTTTAAATGCTGAATGCACTATCAACCACCTATTTACTAGAGTTCTGCACAGCAACGCTATCAGCGGCAAACGCTCCACAGGGCACACAGACGTTTAACCTAACACCACCAATGGAAACTAAGCTGCGCCAAGCAATTATGCAGTCAGATGCGTTTCTTGGAATGGTTTCACTACTGCCTGTTCAACAAATTAAAGGCCAAGTGGTCGATGTGGGTGATGATGGCCTGTCTACAGGTCGCTCCGATACTGGGCGCTTTAGTGTTGAAGTGGGTCAAAGTGGTAATACCTACGAACTGACAAAAACCGATTCAGGCGCGCACATTATGTGGGAGACCATGACTCAGTGGGCCAACTCAGGCTCAAAGAACGAATGGCTAACTATGATGAAAAACGCCATCTCTCGTCGCTTTGCCTTGGACATGCTGCGTATTGGTTTCAATGGTACATCTATCGCAGCTAAAACCGACCCAGTTGCTAATCCGCTAGGGCAAGATGTGAACAAGGGCTGGTTAAAAATTGTAAAAGAGAAAGCAGCAGCTCAAGTGCTAGCGTCAGCCGATCTTGATCCAACAGGAGCGACCCAAGATTCATACAAAAACCTTGATTCGTTGGTGCAAGACTTAATCAATACAACCATTGCTCCAGAGCATCGCCAAGACCCTGATCTTGTTGTGTTGGTTGGCTCTGATTTGGTGGCGGCTGAACAACACCGTTTGCTTGAAGCAGCAGATAGCCCAACTGAGCACAAAGCGGCGCAAAGCCTAGCTAAGACGATTGCGGGTAAAAAGGCTTACACACCGCCGTTCTTCCCTGCTAATCAAATTTGGGTGACCAATACCAAGAATCTGCAAATCCTTACGCAGGAAGGGACGCAGTGGCGCAAGCAGAAGAACGATGAAGATGAGCTTCGCTTCAAGCAAAACCATATCCGCATGGAAGGTTATGCAGTGGGCAACCTTAAAAAGTTTGCTGCAATCGAAGCGGTCACAGTTGTTGACCCTGAGCCAGCTGCGTAAGGGGTGAACAATGGTTAGTTCATTAGCAAGGCAGCGTAAACAGATTCTTGAAAAGCAAGCTAACCAGTCTGCGCCAGAAACCGTTTCTGGTGCAGACACCAATAGCCTGCACATCAAGCTGATTGACTTCGAAGAAGACCGCAAGCATTTGCGTTCCTTCAATGCGATTGCTGATCGTGTCGAGCATAAGCGCAATGTCTTAGTCCCGAAATACAAGCCGTATGTTCAAGCTTACTTAGAAAGTGGTGAGCAGTTCGAAAACCCAATCTTTACCAACTTGGTGATCTGGCTATTCGATATTAAAGAGCTAGATACCGCGATTGAGTGGTGTATGACGGCAATCGAACGTGACTTGCCAACGCCAGAGAACTTCCGCCGTGACTGGCCGACATTCTGTGCTGATGAAGTACTGGATTGGGCCGAAAGCGAGTCTGAACGTGGTAACTCGATTGAACCTTACTTCTCCAATGTGTTTGAGAAGATCGAAAAAGATTGGCGTTTACACGAAAAGGTTCACGCCAAGTGGTTCAAGTTTGCAGGCTTATACCTGATTCGAAATGAAGAAGGCCAACCGCAAGCGACAGCAATCGGCAATTTGGAAACGTTGGAAAAGGCTTTGGCTCTGCTTCAACACGCCCACGATAAGCACAGCAAAGTGGGTGTGGGTACCCAAATCAAGAAAATTGAACAACGAATTCGTGCCATTAAAGACGGCAAGAATCTGTAAAGACTCCTACGCCACCGCGCCTCGGCTGGTGAGGTAAGAGAAGCCAATAGGCTAACTCGATACTGTCGATCCAGTGGCAAGAGGTGCACTTATTCAAAAGGGAAGTGTGATGTTTAGTGGTTCAGTAGACACAGATTATCAAGATACAAAAATCACTAACGATGGTTTTTGGCCGGATATTAACGCGGGTGACTTTGAAAAGCGTCGTGGTGTGCCTGCCCACATGGATAAAGACGCCATCGCCTATGCTGTCGCGGCAGCTATTGCACAGCTAAATATTGAGCTGAGTTCGACCAAAGAAAGCTACCGAGCAAGTGGCTTCGATAAAGCTTCTGATGTTACGGGCCAACCGAGTATTGATGATAAAAATCTACTGGTCATTTTGTATGAAAAGGCTGTGTATGCCCGAGCAAAAGCCGACTTGCTGCCAGAGTATGCAACACAACAAACAAAAGGTGCCGGTGATCGAGTAGCAGAAAGCGAGCCTGATACCAAAAACAGCTTGTTGGCAGAAAGTCAGCAGCACGTTCGAGCGATTAAAGGTAAAGGTCGAGTAGGAGTAGCGCTTTTATGAGTGAGCTGTTAAGCCAAGCGCAAGCTGGATTCATGATGCAAGGACTTACCCAGCACATAAAAAGTATGCTGCCAAAAAACGTTCACCGTCATATGGAAGTTTGGATGGAAGACTTGCAGGTACACATGACGCCAATCAACCAAGGATTGGGTTTTGATATCGGATTTATTGAGTACTCAGCTGAGTTCAGCTTTGAGCGCTTTCCATTCAAGAAGGTTGACCCTGCAATAGTGATTGCGGGTGTTATGGCTTGGCTAATGGACAATGACCACCGACGAGATGAATACGAGCTCGACGACCCAAGCTTTGATATTGAGCCGGAATCAGACGATACGGTGATTATGACAATGGAGCTGGATTTTATCGAACCGTTGAAAGTTGTTGAAGATGAACAAGGCCCGATCCTGTGGAACGGTCAACGCTTCAAACTGGCACCTTATGAGATCTGGGTGGCAGATTCGGTATCAGTTCAGGGTTCGGATACGGAAGCTTACTAATGGAAGTAAAGGTAGAGCAGTCCTCAGCTAAGAAGCTTATGAAGGCGTTGGATCTGCTCGCTCTACCTCGCCAAAAGCGAAAACGTTTGTTGTACAGAGTCGCTGCTAGTATCCGACAGGATTCGAAGAGGAACATTACTCAGCAGAAAACACCGGAAGGTCGCCCTTGGGCGCCAAGAAAGCGTGGCAAAGGAAAAATGCTTCGCGGCCTAAAGCATCTGGTTGTAGTGAGCAATGAATCAGACGAAAACAGGGCCATTGTGGCTTTTGCCAGAGGTAATTATCACCGAAGTCATGGTGGTGTGGTTGCCCGTGTTCATAACGACGGACACAAGCGCAAAGTAGATAAAAGATCCCGATTGCACATTCGCCGGAGCAAGAGCGCTGGTTGTTCAAGAAAGGAAGCCAAGATGCTCAAGGCTTTTGGGTTCAAAGTTCATGCTAGTCGCATGAACTCCAAAGCAGCCAAAGGGAAAATGCGTGTCCCAACCGTTAAGTGGATGATGCAAAACCTATCAGCAAAAGAGGTTCAGTACGCGTTCCATGCACTGAGAAAGTCAGGACAACTTGGTACAAGTAAAAACAGTTGGGAAATTAAGCTTCCAGCAAGAGAGTTCTTGGGTGCTTCGGAAGCAAGATACAGAAAAGCTTGGGAAAGAGCCTTCCAGGGCATTAATTACGGTTGGAAAGTAAAAGCCCAGCATATGAAAAGAAGGAAATAACCAATGGCAACCGGAAAGGTAGAGGTAAATAACCTCAATTTAGGGCAAGGCGGGATTCCAGAGATTGAACGCCACCTGCTCTACATCGGGCGAACGGATAAAGCCGAACTGCAAGGCAAAGTTACCCGTGTGAACAACATGACCAACCTTGATGAAGTGGTCGCTGATGATGCGCTCGGCGCAAACGTCAAAGCCGCGCAGCTCAATGGTAAACAAAACTGGACGGGTGCCATTTTCGGTTTGGCTGACGGTGACTCTTGGAAAGACGCTGTAGATACTGCCAACCTTACCGACTCTTTCGAAGGTATTTGTATTGTTGACGTTGTGGCCGACAAAGCCGAGTTCACAACGATGCAAGGCAAAGCAACAGAGTTAACGAGCAAACTTGGTCGTTGGGTGTTCTTCCTTGCTGCGTGTGCTGGTATTGATGCAGATACCCAAACGTGGTCGGACTATGAAACCGCCATGCTAGCCCTAGTGAAAGATGTGGCAGCAAATATGGTAACGCCAGTGCCAATGCTTAACGGCAATAATGTCGGTGTGCTTGGTGGTCGTTTATGTGATCGCGCTGTCACCGTAGCCGATAGCCCAATGCGAGTCGCAACGGGAAGCCTATTAGGTCTTGGCGAAATGCCAGTGGATAGCGCAGGTAAGCCACTTGAAATGAGCACTATTTCAGCGCTAGCCGATGCGCGTTATTCACTGCCCCAGTGGTACGCAGATATGGAAGGTGTTTACTGGACAGACGCCACCACGCTGGAAGCGAAAGGCGGAGACTATCAATACCTTGAATATGTTCGCCCCGTTCACAAGCTAAATCGCCGCGTTCGAATTAAAGCGATTCGTCGTATTGCTGACCGCATTCTTAATTCAACTCCACCAAGTATCGAGCTCAACCGCACTTACTTCAGTAAAGACATGCGCGACATGTCGAAGACCACTGAGATTGGCGGCATTCCGTTCCCTGGTGAAATCATGCCACCACGCGATGAAGATGTGTCAATTCAGTGGATGAGCAAAACCAAAGTCAACATTGGCTTAATGGTTCGTCCTCACAACTGCCCGAAACACATTGTGGTCAACATTGGGCTTGATCTCTCTAACCCTGCAGATTCGGAGGCGTAACCAATGAGCATGCGTATTTCTGGCAAGAACATGCACTTTTCAATGGGCGACTACAAGCTAAAAGCGCAAAAAGTCACCCTGTCTATTACCGACAATTCAGCCGTGAATAAAACCTCTGGTGTGCCAGATGGCTGGGTAGATGGCGACGTAGAAGCAAGCGGTGAAATGGAGCTCACTACTCAACAGTTTAACCAGTTGAGCAAAGCTGCAAGCCAAGCGGGTTCATGGCGCGGGTTGCCTGACTTCGATGCCCTTTTCTTCGGCAAGATTGATAAAGATGAGCTGAAAGTAGAAGCCTTTGGTTGTCGAATCAAAATCTCTGATTTGCTCGATGTTGATTCTAATGGTGGCAGCGCATTGGTTCACAAACTGCCGTTTGAAGTGACAAGCCCAGACTTTGTGAAGATCAACGGCACATCATATCTGCGCTCGGACGAAACCGAAGACTTGGTGCAGTAATAAGGGGGCGTGATGTCTGATGTTATCGACCATGCCAGTGGCCTTGAAACCCAATTCACAGAAGTGGCGCTTGCCAACCAACTGGCAAGGGCTAAGCGAATTGAAAAACGGGAAAGCGCACAGGAATGCGGCGAATGTGGCGACCCAATACCCGAAGAACGCCGCCAGAAAGTACCAGGGTGCCAATACTGCACCCAGTGCCAAAGCGACATGGAGAGAATGACGCGATGAAACTAGGAAAGCTCTTTGTTGAGCATGTGATTAAGCCGGTTCTTGACCATTTGGATATGGCAACAGGCGGACACGGAAAAATGAACACGCAAGCCGCTATCAATCTGATTTTGATGATTGTGGCTCATGAGTCTGGAAAGTTGACCTATTCAAAACAGGTTCGTGGTCCTGCTCTTGGTTTTACTCAGATGGAGCCAGCGACATTCCGATGGTTGATTGAGTGGTTAGGCAAATCACGCCCTCACTTGCTGGATGCTTTATCTATGTTTGGGCCTGTTGGTGCTGATCCTATTTGTGAAAGCGATGCGGATTATATGGTGATTTCCCCTCAGTTTGCGGTTGCTACTGCACGGTTGAACTTGATTCGGTTCCCAGAAGCTCTGCCCGAAGCGGATGATTTGGAAGGGCTTGCGCGATACGCCAAAAAGTATTGGAACACTCACGCAGGTAAGGCTACTGAAGCGGATTACCTCAACGCATACAAATCCATGATTGGAGAAGATTAATGAGCTTTTTAACTGGAATTATCGGCAAAACCTTACTCGAAGTTTTGAAAGGCCTGTTCTTTCAAATCGGTTGGAAAATCATTCTTGAACGCTTTGCGACTCGCTTGGTGGTGTGGGGCTTGGAAACACTAAAAGGTTTAAGCACAAATGATGTTCTTCAAGAAACTGTTGACGACATCATTGCAGCACTTCAGGGCAAACGCTTGAAGGAAATCCCACAGAAGGAATAGCGATGGACCCGACTTGGTTATCCGCACTGGTTGCCCTTGCCACCTTGTTGGTGATGTTAACTGGCGCTTTGATTGGCAAGCTGTTTTCTCTAACAAAAGAGCTTGCTGACTACAAAACACATGTGGCGGAGAACTTCGCCACTAAAGAAGAAGTTAGGGATGGTTTCGAACGACTAGAACGTCAATTAGAAACTGGACTCACTCGAATTTACGACACATTGAAGCGAGAAGCAGCATGACAAAAGCCATTGTTTTAACCGTTGGTACGACAGACCTTGAATTCAACCCAACGCCAGCCGAGTACGACGACGCACAAAATACCATCTTGCAAGGTGATGCGAGCAGCGCAGCCCATAACTTCCTGATGAGTAGCGTTAGTGAAGGTTCAAAAGATGAACTGCGTGAAATTACTAAGAATAACCCAGGTGCAGCAACGCAGATTTACGGTGCCGTTATTAAAGAGTACGCGCCTAAGCTTTCCATCTCGGTAAAAAAATAGATGGGCTTGTCGCTGCCATTGATAGTAGCGACAGGCAAAAAATGTATGCGTGGCGGCGAAAGTGGCTACCTAATGAACCGGATACTGATCAGAACCTTGCTTATGCGATTTGGTTAGAGAAGAACCATTGGGAAAACATGCAAGCCGTCACCGCTAGCGGTGTAGCCAAAGCCTTTGGCGGTTAGCCACTAAGCTTCAGTTCGCAAAGTAAGTAGAGAATTGTTGATGTTACCAGAAGCACTCAGATTTCAAGTTGGACTCATTGACCAGATTTCAAAACCTCTGGGCAATATTCAACGACAAATGACCGATGTCACCAACACCTATCGTCAAGGTACTCATACCATGATGGCAGGTGCGGCAGGCATGGTGGGTGCTGGCTTCGCATTACAACAAGCCTTGATGCCAGCCATTGAAATGGATAGGGCATTAGGTGAGGTTAAATCTCTTGGTGTTGCTGATGAGCAGCTGAAGCAGCTAAGTGACACGGCACTTGAATTTGCCGTGGACTATGGCAAGTCAGCCTCAGATTTTGTAGCAGCTTCCTATGATATTCAATCCGCTATTTCTGGCTTAGGAGGCAACGAGCTTTCTGAGTTTACCCGTGCGTCTGGGGTGCTCGCTGCAGCGACTAAAGCGGATACCTCAACCATTACCAACTATGTCGGCACCATGTACGGCATTTTCCAAAATTCAGCCAACGAAATGGGTAAGGCGGACTGGGTAAACATGTTGGGTGGTCAAACTGCGAAAGCGGTTCAAATGTTTAAGACCACAGGTGATGGCATGTCATCGGCGTTTACCTCGGTAGGTGCAGCTGCAACCTCTGTTGGTGTAGGTATGACTGAGCAAATGGCGATTCTTGGTACTTTGCAGTCCACCATGAGTGGTAGTGAAGCGGGTACCAAATATCGTGCGTTCTTAGCGGGTACGGCCAAAGCTCAAGAAGCCCTGAATATGCAGTTCACGAATGCTCAAGGTCAAATGCTGCCAATCGTCGATATCTTGAATCAAATCAAAGGCCGTTATGGTGAAACCATTTCGGTAGCGGAAGCGGCAGAGCTGAGTAAAGCGTTTGGTACTCAAGAAGCCACAGCCATGATCCAACTTCTTATGCAAAACACTGATGGGCTCGCCACTTCAATAAATGAGCTCGGCAAAGTCAAAGGGCTTGATGTTGCTGAGCAAATGGCGGGAGCCATGACCGACCAATGGGAGCGGTTAGAGCAAGGCGTGTTTGCCATAAGTGCTGCTTTTGGCTCTGTGCTTCTACCTGCCATCTTGCCTGTTGTTGGCGGTATGGCTGAAGGAGCTACCGCCATTGTTCAATGGACACAGATGTTCCCGAACCTCACTAAATACATTGGCTTTGCTGCAATAGCGATTTTAGGTGCAGCAGCAGCAGGCGGTGCATTTACCTTGATGATGGGTGTGGGTAAGCAAGCAATGGCAACTTACATGCTCACCATGAAGATGTTCACGGGAGTGAGTTTCTTATTAACCAAGGGCATGGCAGCGCTACGTGTAGCCGTATTAACAGCAAACGTTGCGATAGCGGCTAACCCAATCATTTTGATCGTTGGTGCAGTGGTTGCGGCAATCGCCGCAGTAGGGGCATTGATTTACTACTGGGATGATCTGAAAGCAAGCTTTGGGGATAACTTTGTATTTCAAGTAGTTGAATATACAGCGCACTCGATAATGCAAGCTATATCAGCATTGTATAAAGCATTTGAACCTTTGCTGAACATTATTATTTCGCTTGGGAGAATGGTTGGAAACATTCTGTTGGTGGGTTTTGAGGTTTTATGGGAAGTGGTTAAAGGTGTTTTCACTGCTATTGGATGGGTGTTGTCTGGTGTTCTTGATGTTGTAGGTGTGATTGCTACTGGTATTGGGGTTGTTATTGCGGGAGTTATTGGCTCAATCGGTTTGCTAATGAATGGTTTTACTTTTGTCTTTCAAACGATTGCAGCAGGTTGGCAATGGGTAATGAGTGGCTTTACCGATACCAGTGGCTTCGCCTTCATTGGGCAAATGGCCGACTCAATGCGAAACATCTTTGGAAGTGTATTTAGTTGGTTCACTGACAAGTTGGCAGGTATCTGGGAAACCATGAAAGGGCTGATTGACTGGATACCAGGTTTTGGCAGTGATGATGAAACGGCTCCGGTTCAATCCGAGTCAGTAAAACGTGCAACACCACACGCCCAAATCCAACCAGGTGGCGCGGCCCGAAGCATTGCTAGCTACCAAACTAGTTCAACCAATTACGGTGGTGTGGCGATTTATCCAACCTACATGAATAGCCCACAAGACATGGCAAGTGAATTAGAAATGGCGGCAGGCTAATGGCGGATTACCTCTATCAAGACATCCTAATTGAAAACGGTGATGTGGTACTCGATGCAGGCCGTAACCCTGTATTGATTCAAGACCGAGCAGTGATCGCCCAAGACATTAAACACGCCATCATTGAGAGTAACCTAGCCGTGTATCTGATTGCAGAGCGCAGCCCGTCGAAAAAGGCGGATGCTCGGACACAATTAGAGCTCTTGGTTGAAGAAGATGTGCGGCTGGTACCAGGTACAGTGCGTATTGACGAAGTTAATGATGGCTTAATTTACATTTTTGCAGAAACCCTTGAGTTTGGCGAAGTAAGCACAGAGGTGAACCTTGACTGATATACCTAAACCAGATTTTACCGAACTTGCTAAAAAAGCAGGCTTGCCTCTTGATGAAGACCAATGGAAAGCAGTGCTGAAAGAGGAAGCGGAGAAGCAAGGTAGCATCATTGCTAACGACTCCAAGTACTCACCGTTTTGGCGTTTGATTGAAACCATGGTGATCAGCCCAACAGTGTGGCTTATCAATACGTTTTTGGTTGGGTATGTTCTGCCAAATATGTTTGTTGCTACGGCAGTGGGCAAATGGCTCGACTTATGGGCTTGGCAGTTCAACGTACAACGCAAACCTGCAACGAAAGCACTCGGTCAAATCGTGTTTCATCGAGCCGCATCAAAGGGGCCGGCTATTGTCGTTCCTAAAGGGACATTTATTCAAACTGACCCTATTAACGGCACTGTTTATCGAGTGGTGTTAAAAGAAGATACCACGCTGCCTGAAAATGAGCTGTCGGTTATTGGTGAAGTGGAAGCAGAGCATGAAGGTGCGGCCTATAACCTTGGTGAGGGTTACTACCACATTTTTGCTACTGCAGTCCCTGGTATCGGACAAGTAGTGAACTCAGCTGATTGGCTTATTGAAGCCGGAGCCGACGAAGAGAGTGATGATCAGCTTCGAGTTCGTATCCGCAACCAGTTCAGCGGCGTGGCAAAGTGGCATATAGACGCGGCTTACCGTTCATTACTCATGTTACGAGCGGGTATCAACAGTGAAAATGTTTACTTCGAGCATAACGCGCCACGCGGTGCGGGTTCAGCCAATGCCTTCATTTTGCTGGACTCGGGCGAACCTTCTTCTCAAATGCTGAGTGACTTAAATAATCATATCAATCGCGATGGTAACCACGGTCATGGTGATGATCTTCTTGTGTATGCGATGCCAGGTAATCTGATTGATGTGACATGCAAAGCGTGGGTTGGGCGAGTGCTGACAGGGGCTGAAAGGCAAGACTTAGAAACGGATATCGGTCTATTCATTGGTTCAGCATTTAGGCAGAACACGGACTACAAGGCGACGAAAACTAAACCCTCATCGCGCTTTAGTTTCTCAAGATTGGCGCAAGAGCTTCACGGCCAGTTCCCTGAACTTGAGTCAATTGAATTCGATAATGCTGATATTGCCAATGGTATGGAAGTACCTCGTATTAGCAGCTTGGGGGTGACCATTGCAACTGCCTGAATTTAAGTTAAAGCACTGGATGGGCAAAGGGGAAATCCTCAAATTAGCAAACGCCCTTCTTGGATACTGGGATGCAATCAAAGCCGTGTTGGAGTGGCCGCTGCAGCAATTAGACCCGATGGTAGCCCCCATTGAGTTTGTGGACTTGATTGCTTGGCAACGTGACATCGAGCGACTACCTGAAGAGCCAGAAGAGATTTATCGCATAAGGGTGAACTTTGCATACTCCTTTGCGGCAGGTGGCGGCTCAGAAGTTGGTTGGGAAGATATGTTTGCCAAACTCGGTTACCCACATATCAAAATTGACGAAAGGCTGAACTATTACCCTTGGGATATCGTGAGCGTCAAAGTGAATGATGGAGACATCAACGATGTACCTGGTTTGATGGACGCCATTGTAAGGCAATATGGGCGAACATGCCGACGATACAGCTTTGATGTGACCACTACCGCTAATTTTCATGTTTCGGTTGCTGAGTTCAGCCATACCCATGAAACCTACTCAGCTTCAATAGGATAAGAATATGGCAGTCATTACTATCGCGGGCGAACAGCTTATTGCACAAAAGCAGCAAGCGGAAGAGCCATTAGAAATTGCAGAGTTTGTTTTGGCTTACGTGCCAGGTGTTGATCCTTCAGTGCCGCCAGAAAGAAATCAGTCGTTGCCTCCAAGCAACCAAATTCGACTAAGAATGGCGCCAACGCGAAGTGCCTATGTGAATTCGAATGAAGTGGTTTACTCACTTATCTTGGATAACACCATTGGTAACTTTGATTTTAATTGGCTTGGGTTAGTCAGTGAAGAAGGTGTGTTGGTGTCGGCCAACCACATGGTGGTGCAGTCTAAGCGCAAGAATAACGAATTGACTGGTGAAGAAGGAAACAACTTAACGCGTAACTTCTTACTCAAGTTTTCGGGCGCGCAAGCAATCACAAATATTACTGTGGCCTCTGAGACATGGCAGTTTAATTATGAATCCAAGCTCAATGACATGGATGCATTAATTGCCCAACTAAGCACGGGGTTATTCTTAGCACAAAAAAACATCATTCTTCAGAGTCATGAAAGCATGTCTTTGCACGATAAGAATCGCCTCCTAGAGGAGCGAATTAAAGATCTCGAACTGCAAGAGAGTGTCCATCAAGCGAAGCATGACGTTCTATACGTCCAGTATAAACGTTCGCATGAGAAGTCTACTCAAGAACGATTGGACATGGATATTTCCTTAACCACTGGGTTGTTACAGAGCCAGAAACAGAACGTTCAGCAAGAGCTCGAACTTATGAAGGTGAATGAAAAATTAAGAGTCATGGAGAAAGAAGATGAGTAATACAGACTGGCTTTTACAACAAGCGATTAATGCTTCGTTACAGCAAACCGAAGCTAGTAAAGCGGTGACCACTGAGGTCAGCCAAAAGATGGGGCAGATTGACAATGAAGTCGCACAAGCCAAGGCTCAGATTGACAGTTATATCGCAGGGGCTAGAGGTGAATATGGCATAACACGGCAGTCTAAAAACCAATATGGGAACTTGACTGGAGATAACCTAGATTTTTTCGCGAAGAACTCTGACTTTGATATTCGAGTGTCACTGTACAGAACGATTGTTTCAGGTATTGATTGGGTCGATAGAGATGCTGAAGAGCAAGAAATCCTAGCGGCAATGGGACGCTCCGGAGTTAAACATTTTATTCCGGAAATCCGAGTAATGAAAATGGTGTGGAGTGGATATGATAGCGATCATCACTCAAAACATTCACTGTACCCAAGCCAAGTTATTAGTTCATCAACATCTGTCACTGCGGGAAGTTATGCAAAAATACTTTCGGGAGATATTCGCGGTCATTGGTTAAATGGAGCGAATAATGAATGGAAGTGCTGTGGCACTTATTACGGTGCGTTACCAGGTTATTACTTGAACATCCATCCTTATGTTTATACGTCATCGGGCGAAGTGCTGTTTATCTGGCCAGGAGCAGTATCAGGACGTGTTTCACTCGATAGTGAAAATCCTAAGTGGGGCTATTTCCCTTCGCTTTACGGCGATGCACCTTTTGACACGAAACCAGGTAGCTAATTATGAGTAATGAAGTAATTGATTATTCAAACGATATTATGAGTTTGATTGAAGTTAATGAACGTTGTGAGAAACATATTGTTTCCCACTATTCGATGGGTAAGCAATTAACCTTAGAACGAACAGGTACTGCTGAGCAAAAACAGCAGATGTATACTTTCATAGATTCTTGTCGCGACTGGGCAAACTCAGAACACCCTAAAGTTCATGAGCTTTACGATATTCAGCCATAGAAGTGTGTGATGTTGATTTTAAATGGAGCTCAGCTCCCACTAAAGAACTTACGCATTAGCGTTCGCCAACAGTTAGCCGGACAAGATATGTCCGGCCAAACTTCGGCCACCGACCAAGCAGAAACAGGTACCAAAGGCAAAATTCTAACCATAAAAGGTGTGATCCCGTTCAGTATGAGCCAACTTCTCACCAACCTGTTTAGCATGGCCGAAGCATTAGAAAATGGCTCTCGCCATATCTACCGTATCAGTAACAAAACAGCCGAAGCTCTGAAGATTCGCCAGGTGAAATTCCAAGGTGCAGTCCGTGCCGATGAGCAAGATTCTCATAGGCAATGGAGTGTTTCGTTTGAGCTAGTTGAGTACTTATCGGTACCAGAACGAGTCGAGCAACGCCAACCAGATGCACCTGCAGCACAACAAAAAGTGCAAGGAGTTACAACTCCAGTCGTTGCAGGACAAAGTGAAGATGTGCCGCCAGGTACAGAAGTTGAATTGACAGGTTTTCAGAGAGCACTAAATGAGAGCAATAAGCTCTGATCTAATGGTGATTTATGAGTGCAAATAATAGATTTGTTTGTCGCGTTTATCTGGGTAGCCAAAAAGCTAAAGTCCAAAGCCACCGCATAGTATTTAGTGAAAACACGCCAGGTCGGTGTGAATTGAGTATTGAGGGTAACCCAGAACCAAATACTATTATTGCAGTGGACTTAGGTTGGGGTGACGATATTACACGAATTTTTCTTGGTTACATTGAACGAGTGCAACCTGCTGAGAAAGGTTGGTCAAAAGTCTTTTGCCGCGAATTAGCGGCAATACTATATAAACCCCTTAACATCATCATGCGTCACCCGACACTGATGCAGCTGCTTAGCGAAGTGACCAACAAAACGGGGCTTCAATTTGTGGTACCAGAGAAAGCCTACAGCAAAACCGCTGTTCCTTGTTTTTACAGTGATGGTAATGGGTATCGAGTCATGGACGAATTAGCCCAAGCGTTCAGTATTGATGATTTATTCTGGCAGCAACAAGGTAACGGTCAAATTTACTTAGGTAGTTGGAAAGACTCCCACTGGGCTGATAAACCTATCTCGATAGCCAATGAGTTAATGACTAACCATACGGCCAACAAGTCAGTAAAGATACCGGCTATTCCAAAACTAAAGCCAGGTGTTGTCGTGAATGGTCTTCGATTAATTGGTGTAGAGTTTGAAGGAACGGAGACAAAGCTAACATGGATGTGAATGTTATTAAGCGCATTATTTTTAGGTTGTTTCCAGAGTTCACAGGCCAGTGGCATTTGCCAAGATGGGGAAAGGTGGTTGCATTGCCAGAACTACCAGAAGAGGGTGACTTGTCTGATCGCTTTTATCCTCATTATGCCGTGGATGTTCAGCTACTTGATGAAAAGGGCATGGAATACGAAGACAAACCACCACTGCAGGCGGTACCACTTCCGGTGCCTGGTCTTGGTGATCATGCTGGCCGTTTGGAACCACCTGCAATTGGTAGCATTGTAGAGTTAGGCTTTATGTTCGGCCAACCGGACAAACCTTTTATTCGTTGCGTTCTTCCACTTGGCTTCAAACTACCAGGTATCAAAGAAGGTGAGAGCCGATATCAACAACGCCAAGGCGTTTATCACTTGGTGGACCAAGACGGTAACTTTGAACGAAAGACAGATAAATACGATAAGTTGGAATGTCTTAACCAACGAATCAAAGTACTGGAAAACCGTTTAGCCGAAATTGAAGGTGACCACACGGAAACCGTCAAAGGTAATAAGACAACCACAGCTAAAAATATCACCGAGAATGCAGACTCGATAAAGATGAATGGTGGTAAAGGAGTATGCACAGGTGCGAGCATTTGCCCGTTTATGGGTAAGCCTCATGTAGACGTATCAACCACCGTATTTGCAGGTAAGTAAGATGGCATTAAGCAAAGCATCACTGAAAGAGAAGTTAGAAAACGAATTGAAAGCACAGGGCTTTGTTCTTGATGGTGAGTTCGCTATGGCTGGTAAGATGGCAGAAGCCATTGCTAACGCAGTAGTGGACGAAATTACACAGAATGCACAAGTGCCAGTCACAGGCGGCAGCTCAGCTGGGAACTACAAAGTAACCTAAGCTAAACACATACCATATCATCACCAAGCGCCCTCCACGGGCGCTTTTCTTATACCTAAAGCCCAATGGCATAGCTACAGACTAACGCCAAGGAAAGGAGCAATCAGGTGACGGAATCCGCACTCCTCCTCCCCACCTGCGATGTTTTCGATCTGGTTTTTTCGCAATTTTGATTTGGTGAAAATCTACGGGGCTAGGAAAGGCGTAGAGCACGCGATAAAGCCTTTTGCTATAAGGACTTCGAGTGATATGAAAAACCTCTGAAAAGGGCTTATATTACGCCTAATAGAATTTCAACAATTGCGCTTTTTTTCGATAAATTGCAATAATGACGATCTGTAAGGATCTAGTGCTTTATTGCAAGTTGTTGATTTTTAATGTTGCTCTGTGTTTTTCGTCAGTTTTTTAAAGATCTAGTGTGCAAAATTAAAGATCTCTTTGGTTGGCATCTAAGCCAGATATAGCAAGGCTTTAGCGCCAATCTGCTAAAAAAACTGTTTTTTCAAATTTGTTCATTGGATGAAGCTGGCAAAGGGAGCGGAAAAAGAGAACAAAGCAATGACAGAAAACGCGATTTTTCCAGATGCCCATAAATTCACGGTGTGGACATTTTTGGGACAAATTGCAATTGGTCATTGTTTAAGTAATTGATTTTAAAATGGTAATTATCTGGCGTTTAGTAAGACCACATCATCAACCACCCAAATCGCGCTTAGTGTCGATTAATCGCGAATAAAAGAATGAAAAAAAGGCTCGCATCTCTGTGAGCCTTTTGCTTAGTTAGGAGGGTCCAAGCAAGTGGACATCGTCATGGCTAAGGTCAATTAAGTGGTAGTTCTGCAACCACTTGATTGAACGCACTACGAGCTTTCTGTGCCTGTTCGGACAACTCAAGTTTCTTCGCTTGTGCTGCGGTTAGGTTGCTCTCAGCAAGCTCCAGTGCTTGCTGCAACTCTTCCGGCAATTCATGCGTTTCCATCTGAGAGCCTTGTTCAAGAACATATGCTCGAATCTCTTTTTTCACATCTGCCAGCGCTTTGTAGGCGGAACGCTCTAGCTCGGCTGCGTCTTGAGCTGCATCTTTTACTTTCTCAAACTGAGCCAGTGCCATACCTTCAGCGGACCATGGGTCCATGTCTGGCAGTTCTTCGATGTTGATTGTTGGCTCGATGTAGTCATCTTGATGGCGTAGGTCGAGACTGGTCGCACGAACAGCAGAAACCATCAACATAACCGAAATTCCTAGTAGCGGTAGGCCACCCACGATAGCTGCAGTTTGAAGTGTGCTTAAGCCGCCCAAGAACATCAAAATCGTTGGCAGAAATGACAGTGTAAATGCCCAGAACATGCGGTTCCAACGCATAGGCTCTTCTGTCACGTTGTTTTGTACTACCGACGCCAAGATGTATGAGATAGAGTCAAAAGTCGTTGCCGTGAAGATAATACACAACAGCGTAAATACCGCGATAACCAGTGTGCTCATTGGTAGTTGGTCAAGCATCGAGAAGATCGCTTTGGTTGCGCCATGCTCGTTGAGTACAGCCACTACATCTAAGTCTCCAGACAGTTGCAATGACAGACCGTAGTTACCCAAAATCGTGAAGAATAGGAAA